TACTGAATCAGACCTTACAACTGATACAGTATACACAGTATCGGCTCAAAATGTCGGAGACTACGCACCTGGTAAGCGCATTGTCTCTGGTATCGTTGCGGCTGATAACTCAATCAGTTACGCCTACATTCTTTAGCAGGGTTTGGTCGCTGCAATCATACCTGTTGGTGCAAAAGGACAAGCCCAATTCCAAGACCAACTCTGCGCCCCTTACACTCTAAGAGCTGGAGACAAAGTACGAGTCATGACAAACACTGCCGCAGATCGTGAAGCGGCTCTTTGTGTCTACACAGCCCAGGGAACTTCAAGGATTTTTGTTGTAACTCCTTCTGGGGCTGCCACGAACGAATTGTTAGACCTTCAAACTTCGAATAGTATCGGAGATTCACTCAGTGGTCAAAGAATCGTGAAAGCATTTGCCACATCTATTGACGGTAACAAAGTTGAGACGCCAGGCGTTGTTGTTGTAGACAATCTTGGGAATGTTGTGGGTTCGGTTGGCTTTGCTGCACCTAACCTACAACAGCCTCAATTCACTGCAAAGAGCATACCAATTGCATTAAACTTCAAGGCTCAATTCCTAACTAACGCATGAAGGTGAATGAATGCCAGCAATGAGTAAAAGTAATGCCCGAAAACGAATAAATGAAGCCGTTGGAAAATTAGACAAAGTATTTTCCGCTTATCATGGAAGAGGAATGCAAGGGTATATATTGACTCCAGCTGATAGAAATAAATTATTCAAAATAACCTCTGAATTAATTAAAATGGCTGAAAAATTAAAGTGATTAAAATGCCCCTCCCCGATGCGGTGTCTAGAGAAGCGCGAGTCTATGCACTTCTCAAAGGGCTAACACTTCAAGACTTAACTGGTCAGTTAGCACCTGGTGAATTTTTGCCAGAAGCAGGTAATCCAATATCAATTCAAAATGTAAACGAAGACGAATTGCGTCGTTTGGTACTACTCAAGTTAGCAATTGAAAGTGTTCGAGCAGACTGGCAAGGACTTCTAGGGTGATATTATGCCACTACCACAAGCAAAACCCGACAAAAGAATATACGAATTACTAAAGAATGTGGATCTGGAAAACCTAACCTTTGATGATTTACAGGCAGTAGGTCAGAAAATCTTTGCTGAGCAGGGGGCAGAGGATGAACTACGCCGTTTAGTATTGGTAAATTTGGCTCGGCTTAGTGTAGCTGGAGAATGGACAGGTCTAACTGCAGCTGGTAGTGGTGGGTTGAACTCATGGGGTGTTAAACCCTTAGAGGTATATACAGGCTCAGCAGGTTATCAGAATATGTTCATTCCTGGCACTGTTTTTACCTCGAATATGAACACAACTTCAACAAATCCAGCTGGAATGTATCTTTACCCATTTATGGCGAGCGATAATCTAACGATAGACGCCTTTCAACTCTATGCTGGGAACACAAATGGAACAACGACGAAAATAGGTGTCTACAATTCTTTGGACAATGGATTACCAGATACGCTTCAAGTATCATGCGACATATCGCATTCGACAACAGGCCTGTTAACTCAAACATCACTAACAGGTAGCCTCACTTTAACCAAAGGTGAAACATACTGGCTCGCCTATATTATTGATACTGCCTCTCAACAAATTGCAGGTTACCGTTATACCTACAATTCAATGTTAGTGCCATTTCCACAAACTCAAGTCGCGGTTGGTTATACTGAGGGTATTCTCTACGATGCAAGTCCTACTTCATTACCTGCAACTTTTGACCCGACACAATTTGACGCAGTTAATGCGTATTTCTTAGCAATCGGTATGAGGCTAACTACATGATACGAACTGAAACAATACTTGACGGTGATACCGTTATTGAAACTATAACGCATGACTTGACTTGGGAAAAAGTACGGAATATTAGAAATCAAGAATTAGTAAATACTGATTGGTGGGCTTTGAAAGATTTGACTATGAGCCAGGCAAAAAAGGATTATCGCATATTTTTGAGAAATCTTCCTCAAAATTACGAGTCGGCAAATGACGCAGCCGATGCATGGGCAGCCTACGAAATACCGGAGTGATTACATGAGTCAATCTTTAGGCGAGCGAGCAAAAGAAATGCTACTAGAAAACGCAGCAGCATTTTTTCTGGGTTGGATATTGGGGGCTGGGCTCGGCCCTGCTCTTTGGGATAGCGTATTGGGCGTGATGTAATGCCTAAAGTGAAACCAGACGAAGTGATTCGTCACGAAATCGTACTTGGTAGAACTGAACGAGAAATTCTTGAAACGGGATTGTATGCGTATGGATTTAATCGAGTAACAACACCCCTCACAAATTTACTCAGTAGCAAGGCAGGTTTGCTGTTAGTTACATCATTTATTTTGTACAAATTAGATGAAATTTTAGGACCAAACTGGCAAGAACAACTTGAAGGTAAAACAGGCCAAGAAATCAATGATTGGTTCGAGACTCAAAATATTGTTTTAGGCGGCTTTGGCGGTTTAATTGGCTTATTTTTAGGCGGTCCGTTAGGAGGTGTTGCTGGTGTAGTTGTGGGTTCGGCAGCCGCCGAAGCCGGCGAATACGCAGTATCTGAAGGAGAGAAAAGAGCGCAACAGGCGACAACATTATTTGGTATAGCAATTGCCAAACTAGCTGGCGAAATAAATGATATTTTATGACCTCAAATAGGGGGTAAACAGGTCATTTTGAGAATTTTTTGCGCATTTTACTAATAAAGGATTGATTTTTTTCCAATTCAACAATGCGTAACATTGCTTCCCTGTATCGTTCAATTAATTCCTGATGATTTCTTGCTTGTTGTGCTTTTGGCGTATCATACCAAATAACAGCCTTTGAAACAAACTCAGACTTCCTGCCTCGCTTTACTTTAGAAACAATTTCACTGGCTCTAGGCCAAAGCGTGAATGAATGCAAACTGTTCCGCCTACTCATATTCAATCAGCCTCGTTTGCATCTTTGCTGGTCCGTTCAAACAATCGCTCAACACATGAGAACCAAACCAGCGGCGTTCTCCAGTCACCCATATACAGAAAAAATGCGGATATCCTAGATTCCATTCTTTCGGATTTGGAAATGAATGTATAGATTGTAACCGCCACCCAAACGACTCCATCATTTCTAACCGTTGATTATTCAAACCATGGGCTGGCAAAATGTATGCGATCAACATACCTGAACTGTGGGCTGAATGCTGCAGCCACTTACTCAAATTTGTAAATGGCGGATTACCTATTAGTACATCGCAATATTCGTTTTTTTGTTGATAAAAATCCGTTCCCTGCGTTATTTCAAATTCTTTAAATGTCCAATCTAAATTTATGTTTGTGTGCATCATATAATCGTAAATTGCACGATAAAACACACCATCACCAGCTGCAGGGTCAATTATGTTCACAGGCTGACCTCTTATCTCTAGTAAGTGCATTACTTTGGCTACGCACAATTCAGCCAGCCAGCGTGGGGTTTTGAACTCAACATCGCCCGTTCCAATGTCGGTTTTACCTTCCCACCCATTCATGCTCGACCCACCAGCCTATGCGTACCGCCGCCGCCACAAGTCATTCTTTGATATTGTTCAACTTCTTCAAAAGTAGTTGCGTCGCATTCCAAACCGCATTTTCTGCATACTAATCTCATTATTCCATCCCCTATTGTAATACAATAGCGTTTTTGCGATAGAATCGCTATATATTACAGTTGCGCCAAACGGCGCACTCGCCGCAGCAAATCTTTGATTTGCGTTTACTCTCGCAGTAGAGCATACGCTGGTTGTACTACGGACAACCCACATGAATAAGAAGATTATGCGGCGGAAGGTTGGAATCTCAACCGTTAAGTATCGTTTGCGGTACGATGAGGGCATGATGGAAACCCTAGTGTTGGGAATTGGGATAATTGGCGTTTATTTGGCGATTTTAATACAAACAAGAATGATTAATTTTGCTTTATCCAGTTCTGTTGAAGAATTAGACCGCAGACTTGCCGAAGCCATACAAAATACGGTGCAAAATTTGCCAATTGGAGACATTGAGCCTGTTAATCCAATACAAATGATGATAATGCAGATGATTCAAGATAATATGGCAAAAAATCCAGCTAAAGTAATTCCAAGAGACGAGAAGGGATTATTTACCGCCGATAACACCGAGTAGGTTCATGGCACGACGCAGAACTACTAAGAAAAGGCGACGCTCACCTAAGATGTTTAGTGTAATCAACGCACTTGAAGCGTACACCTACGCTAATATCTTGAGCACTGGAATTATGGGTAATACTCCTTATGGATTTTTAACTGGCAAGTCAGACATTGCCCAAAAATCGCTATCCGTTTACGGCATGGGTACTGAAATGATAACAGTCGGTGCAGATGAACTTTCACTATCTGAGTTAGTACAACACCCAGACATTGCATTCAGCACCATGCAAAGCAACTTTGCTTCAAACTACCAGGCAATGGCTATACAATCGTTAGTTACGTCTTTCTCGTTCAGATTTGGAAAGAAATTATTGCGCAGACCTATCAGCAATGTAAACCGAAATATCATGAAGCCGCTAGGAGTCGGCATTAAACTGTGAGGTGTGATGTATGGCAACAAACACAGTAGTTGGTAACCTAGTCTGTTCTGATGGAACTAACATTCCACTAAAGGCAGAAATTGCAGAAGGTACTGAATCAGACCTTACAACTGATACAGTATACACAGTATCGGCTCAAAATGTCGGAGACTACGCACCTGGTAAGCGCATTGTCTCTGGTATCGTTGCGGCTGATAACTCAATCAGTTACGC